CAGCCGGTGCCTGACGATCTCGTGGCTGACGCCACGGTCACAGACGAATTTCACGGTAAAGCTGCAATGCTCTAAGACGGCTTCGTGGCCGCGCTTGATAATACCGGCAACGAACTTCGGGGCGCTGACGTCCGTGATCTTGCCCTCGGATTTGTAGCAGACACGCCCGCACTCCTCAAGGCGCTTCAGGATCACGCTGCCGTTGATGGGCGTGATGAACTCGAAGCCGGGCTTAGTAATCTTCATCGTCGTCCTCCGTTTCATCGTCCCCGGTCGCAGCCTCATACTGGTCGTATGTAATGGCCCGGACGCACTCGACGGGAACGCCGAGCAGGTCAGCAGTGCTCTTGCGCTGGGCGTAAAGGAAGCCCTCACACTGAACCGAATTGTTGATGATGCCCACAAGCTGGTCGGCGGCTTTCGCGTGCTTTAGCGCAACGCTTGTGTAACCGACGCTCCCAGCGCCGCCGAACACTTCGGCGTCCTTGACCTCGAAATGGCAGGTCAACGTAATGTCAACCAGACCGATGTTAGCGTTTTGCATAGGATTTCCCTCCGTTATTGATGTGTTCTTCGTAGCTGTAGCGGATGCAGTAAAGCGCCACATAGAGGATGACAAGCAGATAACCGGCATACAGGAACAGCCAGTACCACGAATAGAACATGGACAGGACCACAGGAACGGCCAGTGTGCCAATTACTGCACCGGCGATAAAAAGGATCAGAGCCACCACAGCGGCGGTTTTAATCAGCTTTTCGCATTTCATAATGAGTTGCCTCCGTAGATTTTGTGTTATTGTATTTTGGGTGGCCCCACGACCGGGGGCCGGATTTCAAAGGGAAATCAGATTAAACAGAAGCCGAACGCCACCCCGTAGGAGATGGACGCGGAGTTGGTGTCGCTGAAACCGTAGTAGCTCACAATGGCGAAAGACGACGAGCCGGACGCCTCAGGCGACCGCAGCCACCACCACCATGTTCCATTGTCGCCGCACTCCTTCACGCGGTCCTTCTCGCGGAGGAAGCACAGGAGCTGCGCGTCTTCCGGCTCACGTTCCGACCAGCGTCCCTTGCCGAACACCTGCGTCTTGGAGAGCAGGAACAGCTTGTCTTCGGTTTCTACGCGCTCACCGTCCACGATCTGGACGATTGTCGTCGGCGCAATAAGCGCCTGAAGCTCGTCCGGCAGAAGGGCGAACACGGTATTGTTGAGATACTGCCGCATATCGCAGGCAGCCCACGCGCCCTTGTTGGTGGGGCGCTTGTTCATGCAGTGCTCGTCAGCGAGGCAGTCTTCGAGGACGAAGAACCACTTGCCCTTCTTGTCCTGTGTAGCTCTCACGGCCACTTCCTCGCCGTTCTTGAGGTTGAAAACGATCAGGTCGCCCTGCGCAATGGTGCCGTTATCGACCGCCGCCTTCAGCGCGGCCCATGTGGTTTCGTTGGTAGTAGAAGTCTTGACAAACATAAAAGGTTGCCTCCTTAATCTTTTTTGAAAAATGCTCCGACCCAGCCGTCAGCGCCGAGGGGCAGGCCCTCCGCCCACGGGATCGGGGTTGACATGATC